GTCGTACCCCGACGGCCGCGACGCCGGTTCCTACGCCAACGGCATCGACCACCAACTCGTGACAAACACCTACGGCACGCTTTCTGCGCTCACAGGCGCCATCTCCTTGACGCTTGGCACAGCGAGCATCACCGTGACGAACAATTCGGGCTACGCACTTGCGGCCGGTACGCAGTACTGGCTTCAGTTCGACCAGCCCGGCCAGGACACCGACGCCGCGATGGCCAGCGCGGAGAAAATGGCGCCAGCATCGGCCGTACTGGTCACGCTCGGCGCTCCTGACACGGCGGACGCCGACGGTGTCTGCGCGTCGCAGGATCTCCTTGCGGTCGGTGCCGGCGTGATCGCAGGCGCGCTGGCGTCGGGCGGCGTTGCGACGTTCGACGTTCCGCGTAACGTGGTCGCCGCGTGGACCAACACCGCTGTCATCACGATCACCGGCACGGACGAATACGGCGCCGTCGTCGTTGAATCCTCTGCGTCGGGCACCTCGCTCGCCGGCAAGAAGGCGTTCAAGACCGTCACGGCTGTCAGCATCTCTGCTGACGCCACCAGCCTGACCGTAGGTTCTGGCGACGTGCTCGGCCTCCCGGTGTTCCTGCCATCCACGGGACGCGTTCTCAAGGAGATGCAGGACGGCGCAGCTGCGACGGCCGGCACGCTTATCGCCGGCGTGCGCACCGCGCCTGCAACCGCAACGACCGGGGACGTTCGTGGCACCTACGATCCGAACTCGGCGTGCAACGGCTCGCTCAAGTTCGAACTCGTCATCGCGCTCGAAGACCCGAGCTACAAAGGCGTCGCGCAGTTCGACGGCTGATAGGCCTGTGTAGGCGCTTAGTGGGCCGGCCTTCGGGCCGGTCTTTGCAACACAGGGTGTTTGGT